TTTTTATATCTTGTATATCTACCCAAGAAGAATCAGATACAATATCTTCCCAGTAAGCAATTACCAAATCGTATGGAAATATTTTTTTATTAAGCTCTGGCAGTTTTCGTTTTTGCTTTGACACCTTTTAACTTCCCAGAATTTTCCATTGCATAAAAAACAGCTTTAGCTTTTTTCTTTCCATACTGTTTTTCCATTCCTCTTAAAACTTTTTTACCTTTTTCATTTAGTGGCATTATAATACTTTTCCCTTATTGATTCCTGCTTTAAGTACATACTTACGTGTGCCATTTGCATTTTTATCAATAGCTTTTTTTAAATATCTAAAAGCTAACATCTCTTTAGCTTTTTTTGTTGAATCTTGAAAATAAACTTGTACCTTGTGATGTATTCTATCCATAATTAATATCCAAATTTTTTATCTGCAGCATCAAATTCATTACTGAAGATTGGTTTAAAACGTTGTGCATATTTAGGGTGCATTGGTCTACTCATACATCCATAACGTAATGCGTCATATGCGTGATCTTCTGCATTAGTATCTACATCTTCTGGATTCTTATCATCTGTAGGTAATGTAGTAATTGTTCTTATTAAATTTCTACAGTTGTTAAAAACTCGAAGACCTGGTTCTTTACCATTCATAGATAATCTTTTATGAATTTCAAGTTTACCACTAATTCTACTTTTAGGTGATCGGTCTGATTGTCGCCAACGACAACCTTGTTGTATCATTGTCTCTGCAATGCTTGGGCCTACATCACCTCTCTTAGCCCATGTACTAGAGTCTAATACTCCGTATTGAATATATTCTCCAGATTCTAATTCTATAACTTTTCTTGCGAAAACATCTGCCGTAATTTTGGAAGTATATAACTCTCTATAGACCCACAAATTATTATTGTAATCAACAGCAAACCATAAAACACAAGCAGGAGAACTATAACCCCAGTCAGCAGCACGAAACCTATACCATCCTTTAGGTATTTCAAAAGGTTCAACCACATGGACTGACCTGCTAAATTCTGGAAACGCTGAATCTTCATAGGCATCCCAATCTCCATCTAAAAATTGTTTTTTCTGAATATCAGGTAAAGATGCAAGCATAGCATAGTAGTCATCTGTTTGCATCAGATAAGGATTGTCTTGTAACTTTGCAGGAATAAATCTACGTGTGATAGTTTTTACTCCGACAGGTGTGTCTATTTTTATTTCAAATGCAGTGTTAGGTTCTGCAGGGTCTACAAACATTTCTTTAACCCATTGTGATCCAATGTTACCTGGGTTGCCTGTAGCTCTTAAATAAACAGGTATGTCCTTATCAACTGATCTTAGTGAAGATCTTAAAAAATTATATATATCTGGCGAAGGATATTGTGGAAGTTCGTCTATTCCTATCCATGTGTATGATTGACCTTGGTAACGTAAAACGTCTGTCATGTTTTCTGCATAACCAAACTCTATCTTTGCTCCCGAGGGAAATCGCCATTCTTTTTCTTGCTCTCTCCATTTTGCTCCTGGGTATGCCTTAGAGTATAACAGTTGAGACTTACTAATTAAATCTCTTAACTCTGGCATAGTCCTTCTTATTAGCAGTGCTCGATGATGAGTCTTAGAACAATATCGAAGTGGGTCTACTAGCATGGCATAAGACTTGCCTCCACCTCGTGCTCCACCATAAAATACTTCTCGTTCAGAAGCTGCAAGAAATTGTGTCTGTGGGCCATTGTTAGGCTTAAAGATTACATCTTGCGATTTAAGGTGCTCTTGTACTGTCTTAGGAGCACTATCTATTATATCTTCAGTAAGTAGTTGTGTGTCTTTGCCATCTAATGCTTTGTTAATAGTTAACAGTTTTGTTTTAACATTTTCTGCGTGACGTTTAGCAGAACGTAGTGATTGTTCTGCAGTAGCAACTTTCTTACGAGTTCTTGCTAGAATTTCTTTTACAGACTTTTTAGCTTTCTGGCGAGCTGATTTTCGCTTTGGCTTCGGAGGTTGTACCTCGTTCAATTCGTTTTTTAAGTCCGACATGTGAAATATATCTGCCTGTTTTTCTATGAAGCCATTGAGCTGTTTCTCTTAATGAACAAGTTTTTAAATATTTTTTAGCTTGCTCTAGTGCTTCTAATTCTGATTCAATTGGTTCAATATAATTCTGATCTTCTTCAGATTGTTTATAACCAAATGGTATTTGTCTAGTTATTCTCTTGATCTTGTCCATCTTTAGCAGGTAATATGAAAATACCATGCATAGCTTTCATATTAATATCAAGTTGATCTTTTTTAACAATACCAACTCTGTCTAGTAATTGAGTGGCAGCGGCTAGACGGATGTTTGCGTGGGGAGTTGTACCATCTTCGTCTAGCAAATCTGTGAGTCTTGTGGCTGCCTTAGCAGAATGTGTGGCTAGATGATTTTCTGCTAATTCAGTAATTTCTTTTTTTAAATTTCTAACAACTTTAGGGTAACTATGTTTTGCATATCCTGCAATTTCAGCTGCTCGCTTTGGATCTCCCTTTGCTTCTCCGAATAATACTTCGAGAAACTTTTCCTGCATATCGGTTAAGTCTTTCTTTTGACTTGGAATTATAGAAGAATCCATTGTTTGCATTAATGACTTCCATAAATTCTTTAAATGGAAGTTTTAAAGCCTCTTTTGTTATATTATTTGTTTTTAAGTTTTTTAAAGAACTCTGCACCAGTTTTAGAAGATTTAAATTTACTTAGAATACTTTCTTTTTTCTTGCCAGCAATGTTTGATTGTGACTTTCTTTTAAATTTCTCTGCTTCTAGTCTGCCTGTTTTAGACATACCTTCTGCTTTAGTCATCATAGACTTAGCTTTTGCTGTTTTACCAGCAGTATAGTCTTTCATGCCTTCAGAAACTTTAGAAGCAAAGTCTCTTTTGCCTTTAGCAATGTCTAAATTAGCTGGCATATTGTATTTTTTAGACTCTGTAACTCTATTTGAACCAGCCATTAGGTTATTTTTATCAGATAACCTAGCTTTTCTTCTTTCTTCAGCAGCTTTGAAGTTCATTAAATCTGTTGAACCATAGTTTTTTGCCATATTTATTACCTTAAAGTTGTTAATTGGTACCAATTGTTAAATATAAATTAGTGATGACCCTGTATATATTGTTATATTTTGAACGTGTGTGTCCCTTTAATTTATATTTAGCTTATATTATATAATTATAGCTTGAATATTAATTTTGTCAAGTACTTTTTTTAAATTATTTTTAAATTTATCATTGACAAAATTGAATATGAGGTGTATAATAGAAATATACCCACTGGGGGGCCTTTGTATATATACTATACCTACCTGTATAATCCCCCTAGGGGATACCTTAGGGAATGGTCAGGGGATATATTAGAATAATATCCCCTATATTATGGCCCAGAGGTAGTTAACAGTCACATCAGAGATTTTCTGGTGCCTACGTATATCTATACGGGGTACCCCCCCATGCCCCCTGCGTACCCCAAGGGGTAATCAAGTATAATTTTGCAAAATAAAATAAAATCAAGTAGCCCCAAAGTTATGGCTAGGGGATAGCTAGGGGATAGCTAGGGGATAGCTAGGGGATAGCTAGGGGATAGCTAGGGTATTTTTGGGGGTTATTGGTGTTTAACAGTTATAAACTGGGGGGATAATGTGAAATTTTGTACCTAGTATCCCCTAGTGTTAATCAAGTTTAATCGGGGCAAAAAAAAACCCCCCGAGTTTATGGCTCGAGGGGTTAAGGGTTAGCTAAGGTTATGCTGATTTTTTTACATTTCCATCAACGCCTAGATTGTCAGTAGCTTTAATCCATGCTGATCGGATTGAATTATCACTAAGTAAAGCTGATATATTGCCTAAGATTTCAATAGTTTTTTCATCAACTAATTCTAACAATTTATTATAATCTTTTTTATCAGCTAATTTCCAAACGGGTTCCAACTCATTTAAAAAGTTAGATGATAACTGTTTGAAATTAATTTTAGTGTCTTTGGTTTTAGATGATCTAGTTTGGACAGCAAACTTAGTAGACCAAACCTTATCAATAATTCCTGTATGGACAGGAACTAATTGTTCACTTGTATTTGCAACCTTAGAAACCCCGCCTTTTTGCCCCGCCTTTTTAACTTCAACCATTGGCGTTGCTATTTTATCCATAATTAAAATTTCGGTATCAGTAGCTGAAAACTGATTACTTTCAGTATTCATTAAGATACCTAATTTTACTGATCTAGTGACCGCCATTTCAAATGCTGAATTTTTTGAAGTTTTACGATCATAACTAGCTAGATTGTATAGATGGGTTCTTAAAAAAGCTAAATCAATTTGCCCTTTAATTTTGCCTTTTTGCTTTGTATCAATTTCAGTAATTATTTCATTAACTGACTTTGCCATTTTTGGTACTAACTTCATTAGATTATTTGAAATATTAGTAGCTAAAAAAAGTATTTTTCTAGCGTTTTCATTAGCCTTTAATGAACCTAATATTTTTTCATTTGGGTTAGTTTCAACTGTTTTTTTTGTTTCATTTTTAGTCATTGTATTACCTTTAAGATTTACCATTAATATTAATTATTAATTTTAAATAAATCATTAATATTCATAATAGTTATTTTAAAAGTTAGGTCAATTAATTATTACTTAAATAATCAATTTTTTTTTAGCCTTGTTTTATAAGCCTTTTAACTCTTAACACCTGTTAACAATTGCTTATTTTTGCATAGCTTAGGTACTAGCTATGTGTTTTCTGCATACCTAATAACCCTATGCAAAAACTAGATATCTAATAATTGCATGGCTTAGACTTGACCTATGCAAATTTTGCATATATATTAAACTCATTATCAACTTAATCAAAGAGGTTAAAAAATGAGTACTGACAATTTAAGAGATTTAACGCTTGTTAAAATACAGCAACTGTTAAATCAAAATAATGCTGAATTAAAAAACATTAATTCAAATTTTAAAAACTTAAATAAAATATTAAGCGTTTTTTTAGTATTAGCTGTAAGTGAAAACAATTTAAAAACAAAAACGCTCAAAGAAATTAAAACAATAATTCCAAATTATACAGAATTATTAAAAGCAATTAGCGAGAATATAAAATGATTGAATTATTTTATTTGTTTTTATTAATAATGCTCGGTTGCATTGGTATCATTATTGCAAAGCATAATATTAATGTAATTGAGCATAAAAACAGGCAATATTTAAAAGCTATTAATAGCGTTAAACCTACAATAAAAAAGCATGATTAAAAAAGATTATGTTTTAATTGCTGATTTATTAGCAAATAATAGGGCTGATAATAATTTGATTATTGCAATAACTGATGCTTTTAAAAAAGATAATAAGCGTTTTAATGCTGACATTTTTATTAGACATATAGAAAAAAAGAAAAAACTATATAAGCAAATTGAAGACGCAGTAGCAGTACCAAAAAATCCATTATTATAACTGTATGTAATCAACAAAAAAGATGGGTTTTTATTTGACACAGTTAATTAATCATAATAATATTTGCTCAGAAAGGAATAAAAACATGAGCAATATTGAATCAATGATGAACAAAACATTATTCATAATAGTTGCATTAGGTATAGCTTGTATAGTTGTATCGGTGCTTTAATATGATTGATGAAAATGCCTAGCCCCTATCGGTAGCAATATCGGTAGGGGCTTTTTTATTGCTTGACACAATGTCGCACATCTGATATTATCTAATCATTAACCAACAACAAGGAGTTAAACATGACGACAGACATACAAACTATGGAGAGAATCGAAAAACAAAAAAGAGATTTGATTCATCAAGAAGTAGTAGTAGCTAATCAAGAAAAAAATAGACAGTTCAAAACTACTTTAGATTTTAATAAAGCTAAAGACATTTATAAATCTAGTAGTGGACTTGATAATATATCAGCGTTTGATATGGCAACCTTTAGAAAAATAATGTTAGGATAATCATGACAAAAATAAAAAAACATACACTTGAAGATTATCTAAAGTCTATATCAAATGAAACTGATGCAAACAAAGATGCTGATTTTATTGTACTTCAAAAACAAATTAGGTACAGAATAAGAGAAGATATAATAAAAATTGGCAACAGTTTAACATCTGGGGGTATGAAACCTCCATTGGCATTTGCATTTTTATATTACTTTTTATTTTTTTGGAGTCATATAAATAATTTTTTAGATGATGGAGAAGAAAAAAACTTTATAAAATTTACAATGAATCAAATTATGAATGGGGAAACCCCAGAAGCAGAAAATATAAGTATGAACTAAACTGATTTTTACTCCCTCTAAGTAAAAACAAACCCCCTTTGTGCTTGACACATTGGGGGTTTTTTGTTATTATAACTATTATGAATAAAAATTTTAGAAAAGTAAATTTAAAATTAAGTAAAGCATTTGAAATAGTATTTGATTTAAAAACTAAATACTTAAATGAGCCTAAAATATATGCTGACTTACATAAAATAGATGAACGGCTAGAAGAAATTAAAAAAATAATAGAGAACGATACATCTAAATAACACTTGACACATCATTACATATCTGCTATGTTTAGTTATGTTTAAACATAATACAACAAAGGACATATATGCCTAACCTAGATGACACACATCTGATAAAATGGAAAAGGTCTTTAAGAAAAAAGCTAATCAACTGTCTAGCTTTGATTGAGAATCATGGTACCCCTAGTGATGAACTAGCCTATGAACTCAAGAAAGCTAGGGATTGCTTTAATAACTGGAAAGATAGTGGCGACTTTGAAAAAATAAGTGCTACCTATCCACTAGATGAACCTAAAGATTTAAACTTTCCTACATTAGATGAGTAAAGTAATACTGACATTGCTCATTTGGTTAATTGTAGTGTATCTAATAGATACATTTACATACAAAGAAACACGCAGGGGTATTCCTATTGAATGGATTATCCCTGCTTTTTTTATTTCAGCTATGGTTTTAAGTTGGATATTAATTGCTATTAACTCATGATTGAATTACTTCTATTTATATTTACTGACTTTGATAATAGACTAGGAAAATTTTATGTACTTGACACAGTATTTCCTACCTATGAGCATTGTTCTATGTATGTAGAACAAAATATAAAAAATAAAAAAACAGTTGGTTTAACATACTGCACAACACTTGACACAAAATTTAAAATATCGTATGATGTAGGTGTTATATCTAACTGGTAGATATAATTTATAAACATAAACTCTTTGATAAATATATGGGGTAGCAATTTATGAGGTTGCTATCCCATTTTTTTTACTTGACATTCAAAAAATAATTTGGTATAACTATAATTACAACGAGCGAGAGTAAGTTGTACTTACCTAGGTCTGTTAACGCATAGTCAGATATGTAAGTGGGGTGGGATTGTCTTAA